GATAAAAACTTTTGGAATACACGCCATTTGCAAACTGAGTCCTTAAAGCTAGCAACAGTTCCGAAAACATGGAAAGTTAATCGTGTCATTACACCCTTACCCTTACTTGATTTATTTTATTCAAATGGGTATGGGTCACTTGTGGCCGAAAGGCTTTCTAATATCGGACTCAATATCAGTCGTCTTCAGCAGCGTCATCGGCGATTGGTTAAAAAGTTTTCGCTTACACGTTCACACGTTACAGCGGACTTGAGTAAAGCTTCTGACTGCATTACTAGTTGGTTGCTAAATTGTATCTTACCTCGCGACTGGTTTACGGCTTTAAAGCCAATTCTTTACAATCAGTTAACATGGAACGATACCCGATACTACACATCATCGGTCTTACCGATGGGGAATGGTGCCACATTTCCAGTAGAAACACTGATCTTCTATTGTGTGTTAAAGGCAATTTCAGAACTGGGGGATATACGCGGCCTAATATCCGTGTATGGTGACGATTTAATTTATCCGTCCCAAATGCACAAATATGTGAAAGTCGTTTTACCAATGTTAGGCTTCAAGCTTAACCTGGATAAGACTTTCAACCGTGCATTTTTCCGTGAGTCCTGCGGTAGCGACTTTTACCGTGGTACTGATGTTAGACCCTTTTACTTCAAGGGACAACATCGACTCCTCTCAAAGACACAAATGGTAGCAGAATTGTACAAGACGGTTAATGGCTTACGTCTAAGATGGGAATGGTCTGAACTATTGAATACGTTCAGATACCTCCTTTCCGAAATCGTAATGCTGACCGATGATGTTTATCGGGTTCCGCCTTCGTACCCTGTGACCAGCGGTGTCCAGGTGCGTACGCCTAACGAGTTGCCCACGGAGTTTTGTGGGTTAAGTTACGTTGAGCGCATCCTTCCGGTTCAGCAAGTTAAAGCTGAATTCGCTTATGGAACTAGATGCTTTTCCTTTGGTTATCTCTCGGAAACAGCCGATAAAAGGTATGTCTTATCAGCCGAGCCGTATTACTGGCTTTTGCTTGATGGTAAAGATGATGTAAAATTATCTTACAATGACATCCTGTCCCAGCAACCGAGGGGTAGTTTGGTAAAAAAGCTAATCGAGCAATTAATTAACTCGAAGCGTTCCCAACTTACCTGGAAAAGTTTCAAAGTTCCGATTTATCGCAAGTATCGAAATAAGAAAAACGAACTTGTGACAAAAGCGGAATTTCGGAAGAAGTGGAGAGCACTGGTGAGCGAGAAACAACTCACTCACTACCAATCAGCCCAAGGTCTAGTAACTGACTGGATCTAAGAGAAG